ATTCTGAGGGAATACAACCGGGGTCTTAGTAGCCATTGCCTCGGTCCAAGACAATCCCCAACCTTCACCCACGGTAGTGCTTATAACACAGTCGCTGGCATTATACACTAGGTTCAAAATCTCTAGCGGGAAACCAGTAGAAGCTGTAAAGTTCTGCGGCAAAATCACATCCTTGGTAATATCGAGACCGAAGGCCTTGATAACTTCGGGAAGATTCCACCCCTGATCCTGGGCCATCATGTGTAGATACAGCAAGCTATCAGGCCGCTGCTTCTTAAACTCCTTGAAAGCTCTGATCGTAGCAGGAATGTCCTTACGCTGTTGGTTCCTATTGACGTTTGTAACAATAAACTTGTCAGCCATCGCGCCAAAGAACTGGGTTCTAAACTCCTTCACCTGTGCCTCAGGGGCAGGGAAGAAGACCTTCGGATTAACTCCGTGCGGAATTATGGTGAGCTTATCCTTCAAATCAGGTTTGATCCCAGTTGATTGATCATAACCAAACTGAGTGTAGGTCACCGGGTAATCCACAGACGCTACCGAATTGATCCATTCCTCCTTGGGAATACCATCAATCGGGTAGTAATATACACTCTTGAACCGCTTACCTGCCTTCTGCAGATTGTTGATCATCGAGGGCAAAAAGTCTAGAATGAATGTGTCCTGCAGAAAGAACAGAATATCATAATCCAGTCGGGGATCTAGCAAATGCTGCTGTAGACGCTTACGTCCATAAGGATCGCGGTCGCCATTTACAGCCATCGGCCAGATCTTGAACGGGTAGTCGTGCGGATCTCCCCAGTAATTGATACCCAGGATATCCACTTCATACCGCCCGGAATTATGCAGGGCAGGAAGGATGTTTCTAGAAACCTGGCCGAAACCAGTAGCGCATGTCGGAGAGTCTCCGTAGAAGATAACCTTAGTCTTCTTACCCTTTTTGCCTTTTGGGTCTATGCGCTTTACGAATTGCGGTTGCTCCGCCATCGGTCTTACCTCCATCAATCAAGAGCAATGCTCTTTCTATTATTTTACGGGGAACATCTAGTTCATCCCTGTTGTGATCTATGAAATAAATTTTGTGTGGTGTGAATTTAGACACTCGGCCAAAATACTTGCTTCCGTCTTTCAATTCGATTCCTATGAAAGGCCAGCCTAATACTTTAAGCTGCGCTTTCGTTTTGGCCAAAGTCGGCTGTGTCATCAATCTCCTCTTTTGCGGCCCTAATCTTATAAACAGGGGCGTTATAATTTACTTGGGCGATCCGTCGCAACCTTGCCTTCATGTCCGGATCATCACTGGTGTATCGATCTAACCGGCCCTTATTCACATTCAACACGCCAAATAGGTCTTCTTGCGGAACGATTTCCGCCACCTTTACAAGGTCATAGTTTGTTCTAGACGCCTGCGTGCTGTGCAACTCTTGCCCGTTGGCCTTAATATCTTGGCCCTCCATGAACTTCTTAGTAGCAATCATCTTCAGTTCGCGTTGCCTATTTTCTAGGATCGACTTCTTAGTGGACACATCCTCCCAATGCTCCAGGAACTCTGCATTGTCCATGTCCGGAAGCGGAGTCATCTCCGTAGGCTTAGCCTTCATAAACTGGGCATACGCAGGACAGTAAGACTTGTAGTCGCACCATCCACACAGGGAGTTAAGGGTGGCAGTCGCTTCGCTTTCCTCAAGCTTCTGCATCTGCAACCACGTGCTGTTCAAAAACTCATTGAAAGTTTCCCGATCCTCATCGGTCCGGTATGTAGAAACCTTCTTATCTATTCGTACGTAGTCCAGGAACAGTAGTCTGTTCTCATACTCAGGCCACATAATGCTGGCAGCCATATCATACATGGACAACTGGACATCGTCCTGAAGGTCCCACATAGTCATTGCGTTTCGGGACGTCTTATAGTCAATGATGGCAATTGTGTTCTCATTGATTTTTACCACCTTGTCTATTGCTCCGGTAATCGGTACGCCGTCGGCGGTGGTGAGTTTGAACCTATTCTCCACCTCAATTACTTCCTCCGACGGATCATAACGGTCGATAAATTCAGTGACCATCCTCTTACCATCGGCGTAGAAGGACATGTTCTCAAGACCCTCCTCCGTAGCGGAGTTCATGAAGGTAGCACATGCAAATTCGTAGTCTGTGGCGTCCGGGAAGCTCTTCTTGTCCATCATCCGGCGAGTAAACTGTTCCAATGCATTGTGGACTGCGATTCCCACTTTCATGTGGTCATTCTTCATTGACTTAATCTCGCGATCATACCTGAAGATAACCTTCAGATGACACTGCAAAAAGTCTTTAACCCCCGTCGCTGAGAGTGCTTTAAGTCGCATTACTTGTTCTCCTTCTCTAGGTCGTCTTTTTCCCATTCTTCAATGAGTGACCTGAGTGTTTTTGCGTGCTCGTCGCTCTGAAACAACGGACACCTCTTGCAATATTTCTGTAGTTGCCAGAACTTTTTGATTGCACAAACTGGCAGGGACAACACGTGATCGTCGTACCAACAGATAACATTTTTATGTGGTAGCTGTTTTGCTACCTCTGGGACAATATGTCCCTCAAAATACTGATACTCTTTCGTCCTGCTGTAAGGAGCGCCCTTCCTCTTCTGTTTGGGCGTGATATACTCCGGCTTCTTACTTCCGGGCTTGCGTCTTATCGCTGGTCTTTTTAGCCCTTTGTATCCCACGATACCCCCATGACAACGCCATAGCGTCGGTTATATCGTTGTAGTCCTTATATGTCCAGTCATCTAAACCGTACTTCTCTACAAAGTACTTGAAAATATCTGGCTTCTTGAGGTGTTTTTGGTCACCACAACAATATTTCCGCGCTTTGGTGGCTGTGATAATCTCTGCTTCGATTCCATTCGAAGCAGAGACTTCTATGGCTACACCCGCAAACTTCGACAAAGCTTTTAACGTGTGAATGTTACCGAAACCCGGTCGATAGTAAGCGTCTTCAATAACAACTATGTCCGGTTTGTACTTGCGGAGAAGCTTGTCTAGCTCCACCCTAAAGAAAACTAGCTTTTCGCCGAAAGACAAGTTCTTATCTGGAACGATCTTTCCACAAGACCGTTTCGTAACAAACCAACCTGTACTCTTTGTCGAAACATCAAGTGCTAGTATCTTCATTTGGATAGCAGCTGCTCAAGCTGTCCCCTTTCTTCGTCTGAGAGAGCGCCGAGGTCTGGATAAACTACTTTGACAACTAGAACCACATCTCCAGGAGGGCCCCCTCGAAAACCTCGGCCGCCTTGGCCCGCCAATCTCAAACTAACCCCATGCCTAATGTTCTGAGGAATAGTCACAGCAAAATTCTTGGCCTCTACCTGCAGGCCTCGTCCCGCACAACTTTCACAGGCCTTCTTGGGTATGTTTCCTTGCCCCCTACATGTACCGCACGTTTGGTGCATATACATGTTTTCGTGCTGCTGGACAACCCCACCCTGACCCTTACAAACAGAACAGGTTTCAAACTCGGTGGCCCCTTCCCCGCCGCACGTCTCGCAGGAGGACGTCACGTTGTAGTTGATGGTGCGTTCGGTCCCAAATAATGCTTCTTTGAGAGAAATACCAACAACTTCCTGGACACTCTGACCTTTCATGGGGCGAGGCCGTTGGGGTCCTCCGAAATTCATCCCCATCCCAGACATTCTACGAAAGACATCAAAGGGATCACCTGTGGTCTGGTAGTTGAACCTACGCCCCTCAGGAGACCCAGTAGCATCATAGTTCCGTTTCTGTTCTGCGTCAGACAGAACCGAGTATGCTTCTGAAATTTCCTTAAACTTCTCTTCCGCCTCGGGGTTATCAGGGTTACGGTCCGGGTGGTGATCAAGGGCTAGCTTTCGGTAAGCACCCTTAATATCACCCGAGCCTGCATTCCTCTCAACCCCGAGAATCTGGTAATAGTCTTTCATTAGTGACTTCCACTTCCACACTTTGGCCGCACTGGCAATGGTATACTAATAGACTCTTCTCAATAGTAACCGTGCACGTCCTCTGCCCACAGAAAACACAATCCGGGTAGTCTTCTCTACTCAACGCTCTTTATAACCTCTCCGTAAATGATCACTTCATCATCTTCAAATTCTAAAGCCACTACGTTAAAACATTCGTTACTTTCTAGCTCGGGATATCGTGCGCTTGCAAACATAACACGCACGATCTCCCAGAGCAAGAGGACATTATCCTCAAAGATAGAGAAGCCATCATCACCAGCAATTTTGACATCGCCCGACAAGACGTCTTCTCTGAGAACACCTCTGATACTTCCCTTCAAAGGAATTCGGAACTCTACTTTCTTCTTTAGCTCCCACTCATATTCCCTAGCAGGGAGTAACAAAAAGCCCGGAGCAACGCCTACGGTTGTGCCCATTAGGCTACGCCTTCCGCTGCCGGAACAAAGTTAGTCACGACTGCGTCAGTGAAGACACGCTTCTGTCCGTTGTCAGCAGTCCAAGATCGCTCCTGAATGTGACCGGAAACCTCTACCACAGCGCCTGTACCTACGTTGTTCAGTCCTTCTGCCAGCTCATCCCACGCAGTGATGCGGATATAAGCCTTCTTCAGGGTTTCCGGATCATCTTCTCGGTAGAAAGGTACGATTACCTTAGAGCGGAAGAGGTTTGTTCCTCGCTCACCCACCTGCTTGAGGTCGGGCCAAACCAGCTCGCCTCGTAGATGGAAACGATTGATGCCCTCTTCACTCTCAACCTGCTCAGCGCCATTGACGATGATCTCGGTGATGTTCTGCTTCTTTCCCTCTCGGTTGGTGAAAGAACGCTCCTGAATTCGTCCAGAAACACGCACCTTGGCACGTGCCGGAAGCGAATCGAGGAAAGTTGCGAACTCTTCCCAAGCAGTAATTCGAAGATAAGCATCCTGTTCTTCACCACTGCGGTCATTGACCGAAGGGATCTTGATCTTAGCCTTAAATAGAGCCTTACCTGTACCTGTGTACTTCAACTCCGGCCAGCAAAGCTCACCCTGTAGTTCTACGCTATTGATTCCTTCAAACGTCATTTGTCATTTCTCCTAGGCCTAGTTCTACTAGATCCATATACGTTAAATTTTTGGGATCTCTCCCATCTGGTAAATCTATCACTCGCACAGAAGCTCCCAGTTGTAACATTTCTGCTACTTTCGGAGTTGCTTCCCTACCAGCGTCATCTGCGTCTAACATCACCACGATGTTTTCCGCATGCCTCCACAACAACCGCGCTTGATTGGGAGTAATATAGGTACCCATCATGGCTACCACATTATACACACCCAACAAAGACAATGCCCACACATCCACAAAACCTTCTACCAGAATCAAGGTCCTGTCCAACCCTGTGTACGCTTTAGCTACATGGAGATTGTAAAGTGTTGCTTCTTTTGGAATGTTCTTCATGAGGACATACTTAGGATCCTCATCTGAATCAGTCCTACGAGCACTTATAGTAAGAAGGTGCCCTTCTTCATCCCTAATCGGGATAGTTTCTCTATGAACACCGCGTCCGTCAGTCATCCCTCCTACTTCGTAGAAGTTCAAGAGTTCTTCCGGAAAACCTCTCTGAATAAAGTACTCAGAACGGTGAGGGAGTAGTTCTTCTACCACTTCCTCTGGAAAAAAACTGGTAACAGGAGGGCCGGATCTTGTCCGTCTAACTTCCTTAAGCATCTCCTGTTGGTGCTTAATCTTTTTGAATTCCTCGGACAGCTCTGCTTGGTTCTCAAGGTCAATGCCGCACAGGTCTGCCAGAAACTTAACGCTCTCAATAAAGGATTGCTTGGTACAAAGTTGAACCAAACCAATTACGTCCCTGTCTTTGTCCCCTTCACAGTGTCGGGTGTAGCAGCACCACGTTTTCGATTCGGTATTAAATCTAAACGCAGTGGGGTTGCTCCCGTCATGAACCTTACAAGGTCCGCGCAACTCCCTGGGTGTCCTACGAATAATGTGGAAACCCAAATGGTTGAGCAGCATCTCAGGATCAACGAGTTGCTTAACGTTAGCTATCGTCTCGGGTTGAATCTTCAACTAAAGCCCTCTGAACGCTTTCGAATACTACCTTTACCTGCACCCTAACAGCAGGATCATCTAGATCCGGGGTCCCTGGTAGATTCTTATACTGCGCTAATTCGTCGCGAACGATATCGAAAACCTCTTCCTCAACGTCCTCGAAAGTCTTGTTGGTGGGGTCCTCTACAGTCTCTTTAATGCGGGTCGATACTCGGGCCATAACTTCCAGAGCGTCGAAAGTATCGAACTCACCCTTCTTGTCCTTCACAAACCTCTTTACAAAGGTTAGAATAAAAGGCAGATACTTCAGCCCTTGATTTACAACGCTCTTCACCTTTGCGTTGGTGAAGTAGAAGAAGAATAAGACCGCCAGACCGATAACCCCCACTAGGGTTATCGCAATATCCAGTAGTTCATTAATACCCATCGTCTTCCTCCCCCGATGCACGGGACAGCTGTTCATCAGCCTCACGCATCGTTAGTACTTGTTTGCGGAAATAGATATCTATTCCGTCGAAATTGGTTCCACCTGCCCGTGTATCTAAAATCTGAAGGCGGTGGGTACCTGCGGCAAGAGCCCGCTCTCTTCCATACTTCTCTTCCATCTCGATCTGCTCTTTCTTCGGCTTAGCAGCGAGCCCTAGGAGAGTATTAGCGTAACGTAGGATTCTATCTGAGTCTGCAAAATTAGCTGACGAGATGTGTCCCTTGTTAGCCCCTTCCCTGTTGATCTGAACCGCAGTAACTACAGGAATTTGAAGCTGACCTGCCAAGTTCTTGAGCGCTACAGTCAGGTATCCAAGCGCTTGGTATTCCTTCACATTCGCTACCATCTGTAGGTCCGCGTCTGGAAGCTTAATGTAATCAAAAAACAAACACATTGCCTTGCCCTGGTGGTGGTATTTACGCGTAAGCGCCGCTACCCCCTCAGGAGTAAAGTTCGGGTAGTACTTGTGTAAGATAAGCCCAGTATCCTTGATACTCTGGGCATATCGCACGTTCTCCAAGGACTGGGGTTCATCCTTAAACGAACCATTCTTAATGTCCCGCTCCGGTACCTGCGATAGAATCGACAGCAGTCGAAGTTGCTGCTCCCTGGTGCTCATTTCTGTATCTATATACAGTACAGGATGTCCGCATTCATAAGCCATATACTTAGCCCAGTTGAGCAGCATGGCAGATTTTCCAGTCTTCGGTCGAGCACCCAACACAGTCAGAGTTCCAGGAGCTAAGCCCCCAATCGCCTTATCCAGGCCCTCAAACCCCGTGGCAAGTCCCATCAACCCATCAGGGGCAGATTCAATCTCTTCCAGAAGCTCATCCAACCCCTCAGATAGGGGCACAGCATCCGCCTCACGCATACTATCTAGGGACAGCTGTAGAAACTTACTCTGGGCATGCTCAACAATGGTATCCGCAGTTAAAGTCTCTCCCGTGAGAGTTTTGTTCTGCTCAGTCAGGCGGTTAATGTCGTCGGTGGCCTGCAAAACTTTCAACTTGACACTGGCGTCCAACATTCTGGTCAGATAGAACCCAATGTTGGCCGAGTCTATGTTCTTATCGAACAACGCACTGATGTAATCGTATGCGTTGATGTTGGGACCGCTGATCCTCTTCTCAAGATCCAACGTGTTAGCTTGGGTTAGAATGGTCGAAAGATCGGGCTTGGTAACACCCTGCGTAGCCAGAGACTTTATCACTACCCAGATTGCTTTGTGATGGGGAGTGAGAAAATCCTGCTCCGAAAGTTGGGCTTCCACCTCATAAAAGTTGGACGGATCCTGTAGCACGCAGGCTAATACAGCCGCTTCATTACCTGGGTGCGCAAAGGACGATTTGACCTTCTCAAGATCCATTAAATAGCCCTTTCTCGATTCGTATATTGTCGTTCTTCTGCCCTACGCCGTAGCTCTGACTTAAAAGCATTGATCAACTCAGTGATGGGTTTGTCAAGTCCGTCCAGTAAGTCTCTCTCAGCGGCGGCTTCATCGTAGTCTAACTCTAACGCTTGTAGTTCGGGGTCCAAAGCTATGGCATTCGCCTCTCTCTCTTTCAAGGTCTTGCCTTCGGTTACCCCGGACTGGATTAGCTCCTGAATTTTTCTTTCCAAAACCTTCTTCTTTTGGCTAGAAATAACTCTAGCGGTGTTAAACCTAACCTGAAGAGTAATCAGATACTGCCCTAGCATCACCGTGTATTTCGACAGGGTGGAAGAATGGACCGTGTCCATCTCACTTACGTTGAAATTGAAGACATTCTCAATATCAGACGGGGCCGTTGCAGAATACAGGGAGAGCGAATCGGAAGTCTCCCTCAGACGTTGTTTAATTCTCGGATCCACTGCTTTGTGCCTCCTCAATCTTCTTTAGAAGGTCGGGTGTATCTATCGGTACTTCTTTGTGGCCAATACACACGAGCGTCATGTCGTTAATGTCACACCATTCTACCTTCAACCTATCTCTCTTCTTAGAAGCTTTGAAATTCTCCGCTGTGCCGTGAAAGTGGGCGTTGAACTCCGTGTGCTGAACACCTTGTACTTCTACGACAATACTCAGGTTTGGCAGATGGAAATCAAAGAAAAGCTTCTGCCCTTGGTAATTGATATAGTATTCTGGGTTTATACGTGTATTAGGAAACGCTTGTCTTAGACTTTGCAACACGCTTTTTGCGAGCAGGCTTGTCATTCTTTAGTTCTCCACTATCTTTCCCCACGACATCCCCGTTTTCCTTAAGAATTAGATTTTCAGGCATTTTAGGCTTGCCCTCTTCCTTAACAGGCTCTTCAAACACTTCCCCTGAAATGATTGCGCGAAGCTTGGTCTCAAGTTCCGCATGCAGAGCAGGGTCGCCATGAAGGGCGAGCTTAGCCTTCTTCTTACCCTGCCACTTGTGCTCTTTATAGTGAAACCAGGCTCCCGCCTGCTCAACTAGGCCCACATCCACTCCGAGATCGATAATCTCTCCGACATTATCATAGCCCATGCCATAGATCAGATCGACTTCGGCGGCGCGGTAGGGCGAAGAACGCTTGTTCTTCTCAGTAAAGAATTTGGTTCGGTGCCCGTAGACTTCACCCGTTCCCTCATCCACCAGGCGGCTAGACTTGGCCTTACCCCCACTCACATGGATTCTATAGGACGCATAGAAAAGCAATGCATTCCCACCCGTGGTAGTCTCTGGATTGCCATACGCACCAATCTTGAACCGGATCTGATTAACGAAGATCAACAGGGTGTTGGTCTTCTTAACTACAGGGACCAGCTTCTGGAGACCCGCACTCATCAATCGAGCGTGAAGTCCCATGAACTGTTGATCAAAATCAGCGTTGGCCCGAGCGTCAGGAAGAAGAGCAGCTACGCTATCGATAAGAAGGACAGCGAATTCACCTGTCTCCATAAGCTTCTGGGCGATAGACAAATTCTGCTCACCAGTGGCGGCCCCATCTACAATTTGAACTCGGTCTAAGGGAAGCCCCACCTTTACAAGCAGTTGAGGATCCAGGGTAGTCTCAGCATCAATGATGGCACACTTATGCCCTAATTTGCATGCCTCCTTGATAACAGAGTAAGCCAGAAAGCTCTTACCACTAGCTTCCGGACCGAAAAACTCAGCGATCAATCCTCGTTCTAAGCCCCCTTTTCCCAGAGCATTGTCTAACCCAATACACCCTGTGGAAATAACCTCGCGTTTAAAATCTGCGGCCTCTCCCAGCCACTTGATTACAGGGCCGTACTCTTTTTCAATTGCGTTCGTTACGACCTTCAACGTTCCCTTTTCTTTGGACATTTAACCTCTCCAATATACGTTTTCGACTGGCGGCGGCGATTTCCTCGTCGCGTTCAGCATATTTTTTGTTATAGACCACATTGATTTCGTCAATGTATCTCTCAGTCTCAGCTTCGCTAGCTTCCGCGATCTCATCATTTGCAATAGCGCAAACGCGATTCAGAATAAAGCCAACACTCAGAGCACGGGGGCTCATAATAGGCTCTGATAACTTGAGATGCTCCTCGAACCTAAACAAAGTTTCGATAAGCATCGCCGCTTCTTTGATGGCATTCTTACGACTCAACCCCATAGCTTGTCTCTTCTTAACGAGGACACTTACGTATTTTTTATCCTCTTCAAAATTCCGACTAATCGGAAAGGGACGGTTCGAGTTGTAATATAGCCGACGAGCGTAGAAATACTCAATCAAATCCTTGATGGTGGTGACGGTATTGGGAAACTCCACTTTTACTACTCGGTATCCACGCTCGCGGAGTTGATCCACTGCCTCCTCTTCATCAAAGTATAGGGACATTACCCTACCGGCTTAAGTGTGCAAACCAAAGCCCGGAAGTCATCATCCTTGGGCGACTTCAGTACTACCTGAGCGGCCTCAGGCGTGAAGTAGAACTCAAAGTTCTCACCCTTCAGCTGTCGAATAGAGTTCTGCAGTAACAGAGCGTCGAAGTGGAGAGAGAAACTCTCCGGGGTCTTCACGGGAAGCTCAGAACTTTTCGCTTCACCCGAAATGCTGGAGGTGGAAAGGGAAGCCTCTCCCTTCTCACTGGCCTCGATCACCATTCGATGGCTCTTGGCATCTACAGAAGGCTGCATACCTGACAACACTGACAGGAAAGCCTCTCTGGGGAATACCGCGAGTAGCTTATCCTGCGTATCCAAATAAGAAACGTAGTCAGGAAAGTCGGTGTTAAGTAAGGTACCAACCAAGGTGGTTTCTCCACTGCGGAGGAAGAAGCTGTCTCCCTCAACATAGATACCTACAACACTTACACCTTCTCCTTCACGAAGAATGTCTGCTACGTGCTTGGACACCACATTGGCGAATTTTAAGCCCAAAATAAAAGAACCGCGCAAACCCTTTTCAGGGATCTGTGCGGTTTTTCGGAACTCGGCAATCTGGATACCATCAGTAGCGGCAAAAATTACTTCGTTGTCAGTAAATGTGGCAGAAATGCAATTGAAATGCAGCTTGTTACTATCTTTGGAAGCCGCATGGACAACCGCTTGAACACCGTCCTGGAAGGACAGGGCCTTCATCTCTGTGGCCTTGTCTGCCTCAAACTCAGGTGTTTCAATGAAAAAACCCGCGTTAAGCAGAGGAAAGGTTCGGTTGTGACGCACGGTACTCATTCCTGAAACCCTCAGGATGGCTTTGCCCGTGGTCTCAACTACGATAGGCCTTTCGTCTTCAAGGAAGGTGGCGGCTACAGCGGTGTAAACCGCAAAACAACGTACCAACGCCTCTCCCTCGTCTGCTATCTTCGCGGGCACTGTCACAGTTACGTAAGATGTTTCATCGGAAGACATAAAGACTACGTCCGTCCCCGTCGCTCGGACGAGAACGCCAGTCTTCTCTTCCGCAATAGAAGAGCTAGCGGGTGCGATCTCATTGCACGTACTGAGAGCCCGCTTCAAATCTTTAGCAAGAATAGTAAATTTCATATGTACCTCTCTGGATAAGACAGGGGCATCCTGCCGCGTACAAGAGAACTATAAGGTATGGTATGGGTAATGTCAAGTGTTAATTGAAAGGTGTATCACCTATTACCACAAAATTACTGGCACCTCCAGTCAGGGTTTTGGTAATAACCTCAAGTCTGCGATCTCGCAGGCGAGTTTTAATATCTGGTACTTCACCCGGCCTATACCAACCGGTGAGGTCGTCTTTCGAAGATTCAAGTTCTCGGAGATTTACTTCTCCGCCAGAGGTGCCGCCATTCCAAATCTCAGCAACCTCTATTACAGTGAGAGCCCTGTCCCACCATGCGCACGTATCTATATCACCCCTGAAGAGATTGGCCGTGGCATTGTTAATGCGCGCGGTTCCTAAGGTAAATTCATTGACTCTCTTTCTTGCTGCACTCAAAGTGTCTGTACCACGGAGTACATTATCCACATAGAAGTTACAGCCCCGAGTATCAGCATCATAAGTTACCACGAGGTGGTACCAAGTGAAGGGGTCTGTTACATCTATGTTGAACTGGGCGTAGATACTGATTGGGGAGTCACCCTGAGTATTCATCTGGACATGGAATCTCTGGGAGCCTCCTTGATCGTTATCATGGGTGATCGCGAGGGTAGGCTCTGCTCCTGCGGTGTCACCAGAGTGCCAAAGGCCAAGAATTCGGCGATCACTATTATCGCCAGGCCTGATCCACAACATAGTCGTGAAACTACCCTGGCCATCAAGTGCCAAAGGTAGGTCGCTGGAGGTTTGATTTACCATAAAGCCCGAACTACTGAAAGTCATTGAGTTACTATCAGTTTCCAGAGTGCGGGCTGACACATTGGTACTTACAGACATATTGGTCATGGTCCCATCAAAAGTACCACTGCTGACGACATTGATGACCGACGGGAAAGTGAAGGCAGTGTCTTCGAACTGATAATACACAGCCAAATCATCTCCGTGCGTGTAAGCCCCCTTATTTACTGTCAAATTGTGGTGCTCAAAACCCTGGTTGAAGAGTTCGGTTACCTCAGTTCCAGACAGGGCCACTGTGGGCCACACACCAATCTCATCCATCCACTGGTTCGGGAAGCCGTCTGCTACTTGATCCGCACCAACCCGGCCAATCTCTAATTTGGTACCAGAAGAGACAGGCTCTAAGTCTGCGGTTAGGACATCCGCCCCACCACCTGAGGCCCCATTAACATAAATTCGTACGTTAGAGGAGGCTGCATCTGCGTCATAAACGCCAACGATATGAACCCACTGTTGCAATTCCTCATCATCGGAGAGGTTT